AGTATGCAGAACTGTACAAACTAATTGAGTCCGCAGGATGGACATTAAATGGGGGAACGAACCATTATAAATACGTTCACCCAAATTTTGATTATTACATCACAGTACCGAGACATTCTTCTAAAGAAGTGCCAAAAGGAACGTTGAATAAGATACTGAAAGATGCCGGCATGAAAAACAAAAAATGACAAATTGAAAAAATTATCAGACTCCCTCCTATCTAATGGAGGGAGTAGATAATGACAATATTACACTAAAACACTCAGATTTATGAAATTAATTGCTGCTGTTATTGAAAAAGCGGAAGATGGTGGATACGGCGTATATGCTAAAGATGTACACGGATTAACTGGCTACGGTTTAACAGAAGAGGAAGCCAAAAACGATTTTTTGGAAGTAATCTTGGAACAGGCAGAATTCTACAGTTCAAGGAGAAATGAATATCCCGAATGGTATGATGATGGTAACTATAAAGTAGAATATAGATATGATATGTCTGGATTCTTTATGAGTTTCCCTTTTATCAATGCTACGGAATTCGCCAAAAGCGTAGGTATAAATCCATCTCTAATGCGGAAATACAAAAATGGTATGTCTGTCGCAAGAGAAAAACAAAAAACCATTATTCAGGAAAAATTTAATGAAATAGTTGCCAAAATGGAGAATGTAAGATTCTAAACTGGTACTATTTACTTTATCACTAATTCAAAAAAGGCTTCTATATTTAATTATAGAGCCTTTTTTTATTACTTATTCTTCATATTTTCCGATCGCCTTATGTTCTCCTCCATTGTCGATAGAACATCCATCAACATACTTGCACGTATAGTCGGCTTCTTCGTCACATCGCCATCGCTAAGCGCATCTACTATTCTCATCTGCTCCTCGTAAGCATTTCCAATTCGTCCTCTACCACTATGCCCACCACTGAATACTCGAGGGAATTTAATAGCTAACCATCTGAAGCATCCAATATAATACCAATTAAGCACAGGGATATAATCTTTATACTGAGATAATATACAAGAGTCGGATGATATTTTTTCAGGAGTGAATTCTCCTGGACGATGATATAATATTGCAAGCATATCGGTTACCTTTTCTTCATCACCGGCTATAACCCTCTCTTGATATGCTTGCAGGTACATAAATTGCTCGTAGGTAAGCGATAAGAAGTTATCAGATGGTGTTTCTAATCGTGGAAAAACAAACGGTGCACGCGTAAGGTGTACATCAAGCATAAGCGTAGGATTCTTATTCTCATTTTCATCTACGGTGTACAGGAAATCAAATGCTTCAGCCATTCGCGCTAACTGCGAGGGAGTAATTCTAATATTGCGCTGACGACGGCGCTCAATGATATACTTTTTTTCATGCGGATGGTTCGCCTGGTGAGGATGCTTAATAGGAATGACACGCCCACCGATACATGTAAGAACCATCTTCGTCTTAATCTCCTGTGCTGATAGTCCGGAACGAATAAAGCCGGATAGACTCAGCAATACAGAATCGCTTAGCTCATTCCAATTTTCAGGAATTTCTAAATCAATTAAATCGATATTAAATGTAATCATAGCGTTCCAACCATTTTACCGTTAATACTTTTATAGATTCCTTCAGAGATAGGCGAAGCAATGCCGAGTGCTTCATAGTTATCACAAAGCACAGCCATTATACGACATCGTTCCATCATTACAGCTTGCCTTGAATATTCTTCATCAACATAAAATCCTAAAGGAAACAAAGGGCGTAACTCTGTAGGAAGATATTTATTTACTACTGTCCTTGAGTAAGACGCTCTTGCCATTGCACATACAAATTTTTGGCAGGATATTAATAACCTATTCTCTGCTGCAGTTGTAACAGCATTAGAATCAAGTATCTGAAATAATCGTTGTGATAAGGTGTTTCCGATTATTTGATTAATCTCGTAGCTAGACATAACTAGTGCTGTGTACAGGAAGCTAAAATTTACTGCAGACCCCCCAATTAGAATATGACTTATTGATTCGAATTCAGAGACACTGCGCACGAGGCTGTCTTGATACTTCCATGCTTTCATTTCAGCATAATTAGCTGAATTCTTGTCAATAAAATTAAGTAACCGGTCAATGCCATTATATCCGCGAGCGTATAGGTTCTCCATCGCTGATGCTATCTTAGCATCGCTGGCCACAGAACGCTTGCCTTGATCGTTCTGTACCGTAATACCGCTGTCACCGACTACGATAGCATTTTCAGGTATGCAAAGCATAACAGCGAGCGGACCGATTGCCCGGCGAAGATAAGGAAGAAGTTCAGGATATTCTTCTGCTTCAACTTTAGCAAGCAACTCATCGCCAAGGAATGGACGAATATAGTTATCACGAGCATCATCAATATAGATTGATATTGATTCGAAAGGGAAAGATGCATTAACTTTCACCACTTCTTTTAAAGTTTCGATATCGGGAATTATTTTCATTTTTTTGAAGTATCAAGTGGAACACCTATATTTTTAGTCGCGCCTGTACCTTTGTCAAGCGTAGTTAGTTGTAGATTGGCTATTGAGAAGTAGATATCTTGCGGCCAGCCATTCATAACCTTAGCACGATATAGAGGAAGAAGGCATTTTTTCTGAATGCTTTTGCTCAAAGCCTGGTGAACATTAAATAGTTCACGCGCTTCGCTTCCGGAGATGCTTTGATTCTTGCCAGGGCTGGCGCCTATAACCGACGGATGAACGCCCATTGCAAAAGATATCATGTTGCTTGTCTCCTCGCTATCCTCAATGTATTCGCCTCCCTTGATGAATGATTCGAGTGGATTGATAATGATATCTTTTTCTTCTACTCCTTTCATTCGGTCATAGTCGAACATGGTAACGAAACTCTTTCCGGCATTTTCTTCGCCGGATAGAAAAGCATCGAGATTATTCATAAACTTTTGTTTAAAGTCTTTTTGTTTTTCTGGATCTGTTATGTTATTACTAGCATACAAGTCGCCAAAAAAACTTTTTCGAATGAATACGGTGTAACGTAACACCATTTGATTCTTAATAAGTGCTGCCTTTACTTTAGGGATTGAGCACGAAAAGTCGTACCATCCACTTGTGAATATACTCCACCAGTACGGGCGTGAGTAATAGAAACGTCCCGGTGTAGATAACTTAATATTCTCAACAAAGCGGCGATCTTTTACGATCTTAACTAATCCTTCTGTACCAGGTATCTTACCCATTCTAGTTTTTAAATCGAGTAATGGCTTACTACTCCTTAATAGAGGAAGTACGGATATATCATCAGATGCCTGTCCCTTATGCCACAGGGCACTATATCCATGCCATAGGCTATACCCCTTATCTGGATCTATCTTACTAATACGAGTATGAGATGCTTCTTTTACATTGACCTGTACCAATCGAGGAACTTCTTCTTGATTGAAGACGTATTCTATGTATGAATCATAGAAGCATACAAGATCATTAGCAATCTCTTCTGCTATACGATCATACTCATTATCTTCTATCCAACTAAATATCTCAGGTTCTTCGGATGGTAACAGTTGCTTATATTTTATTTCGTCTGTCGTTTCATCTCTGGTCATTCTTAGAACCATTACAGCATCTCCATAAGCAACCTTAGTATTGAATTCAACGCAGGCACCTACTGTCACATTCTCCATCACACGCTTCATTACTTCGAGTGGTGCATTGTTATTGCCACCTCGAGGAACGAACTCAATTGTTTGACCCTTCTGAGTTCCTGAAGACACTTCGACACTCATTGCAGGACGATCTACATCGGTCACCATATCCTTAGTATCAGCGTATAATACTATGGCCTTTCCTCCACGAAGTATTGCATATTCGGTATGGTCTTCTACCTTAAGTTTTGTTTTTCTCATTAAATATATACTGTTAAGTTATTAAATCGAGTAATTAGACATAGTCGTATAGTCTTAATTTCCTCAGAGTTGCATAGTTTAATATTAATAGTACCTCCCTTAGCATGAAAGCTCGTAAGTACTACACGATTCCATGTAACCAGTTGTCCGGTAGATCGCTTACAGAATCGAAAACTGAACTCCTTAGGTGCACCATTCGGTTGCTTAACCAACATTAGGTCAATCAACCGGGACCTATGTATGTAGTTTGTTTTGTCCATATTTTTTTGTTACAAAGATAAGTTGTAGAATACATAGGAGAAAGGACACTCCAAAAGTTCCGTTCGAAAGTTCCATCGTGTTGCGGACATTATCGATTTCTCCTCGAAAAAACCAAAATTTAACAAAATTTTGCACTACCAGAGGGGGAAAGGCGCCCAGCATATAAGGGATTTCGAAACCTTGCTTCGAATCTTTTCTTGGGGGCGGTGCGTGGTGCGAAGACACAGCAAAGGTAATTTTTCGCCACGGCCTTGGGAGGTAAGCCCGCAAAATCGGAATTTCCTAATTCGTGCGATGGGAAATGCCGGATACCCCTTTTTAGCCTTTTTTCCCTAGAAATATCGGAACTTCATCCGAATCCATGCTCTTGCGGTAATAGAAGTTATCACCAAGCCACAAAGTATCGAATGCATCTGTGATATGAGTTTTATACTCATCAGGGTTATCCGGAGAATCAGGAGTCCCTTCAGGAGTTTTATCCTTTTCGAAACCATTTTTACCTTGCTTAATGCCTGTTTGTTCGAGTGCAATTCGTAAAAATTCATTATTAGGTTCATTAAATTGAGGGAGTAAGTATTGCGGGTCTCCCTTGAGTGCCTTATCGATTTCCGCATGCTTCCAAGAGTGAAGCGGAGCCTGACCTATATAGTGTTCGCGAACACGATATCCATTAGTAATGAATATCTTCTTGATCGTGTCTGAATAACTTTCAGAGGAAGTTGCATTTTTCCAAACGAAGGTGTGGTCGTAATAGAAATTGATGTCGTGATTGATCTTGAGGTGGTAATAGTCTGCTACCTTTTGAACTAGATCCGGAAGTTTCAATGGAGTTTTTACAAAAAAAGATTTTAGAATACGTTCCGTTTTATTCTGCACCTGCGATACTACACAAGAGGATATGGCCGCGTTCGCATCGAATGCAATGTTGATCGGAAGCGACATGTCAAGGTCTCCATCAGCGAGGCATCCTAATTTAAGCAGCGATCCTCTCTGCCCTATTTCCGGCAACCGGCTAGAATCAGCCGGCATATAGAAATGCGCATCATTCAGACCAGAATAGAATCCATTCGGATTACGGAATATGCGCTTGTTTAAAAAGGCGGTCTGCCATACCAGAGGAGGAGAATCCCGATACATCTGCCAGATGAAGTCCTTACCCAGTACTTCTAGATTGTCGAACACATCGTATTCATCGTAATAGACCGTGTATTCGCGCGTTTTGCCGGGCTTTGGCTTCACAGGTCTCTGATACTTGCGTGCCAGGGCTAAATCAGATGTAAGCTCTCGTATTACGCGCTCGGTATAGCTAGTAGGTTCGCGCATTTCCATCTCTTTCTTTTGACGATATATATTGCGCAAAAAATCGATGTGTTCCGGAGAGCATTCTTCCTGCTTATCGAGAATCCACTTTCCGCGACCGGTAGTCGGCATATCGGTGGTATACATCACAGAATGATGCCACGGGCAATCGCCAAAGTATTGTATGTTACCACGATTAGCAGCGTTAACCTCATGCTTAATCTTGTCATAATCAAGGAATTTGGCTTCACTACCTAGAATCCAGTCTAACGACATAGAGTTAGCCGACATCCCTTGAGCAAATGAAAGCACTACCATGACAGTCCCATTCCAAAAATGAAAACAATTACTCCAGGCTTCGCGCAAAGGGGTACGCTTAGGCGTTCCGAATCCCATAGAAGAAGGTGCTTTTCGGCCGACAAAATAATGCACACCCTCTATATATCCCCAACACTTGAGTGCGTGGCAGATGGCAGGAAGTGTGTTACCCCAGGCCTTCGCATACGTAGGCGATATCAGTGCGCCGGTAGAGCCCGGCATCTCCCAAACATTACGAATTATAAAGCGCGCATCAAGCCCCTCAGATTTACCAACTCCACGTGCTGCAACAATATACTCATCGTGCGCGTTGATGGCCATGGCGCGGCGCTGTACTTTATTAAAGAAGTGCTTCTGCACTCGTTCGCGATTTTTGGCGAAGTAGCTTTCGGTAAAAAGGTCTTCATTCATCTTTTTTGAGTTCCTTAAATTGGGTTGATTCAGCTTCCTTTTTAAATAACTCTCTAAATTCGATACGTTTTTTCTCGAGTTCGGCACTATCGATTGGCTTCATACCGTCTAACAGAGTAATATCATCTGAAGGCTCCAATGAAGGTGGAAGCATCTCGTCCCAGTTGGGCGCATCGTCATCCTTATCAGCGCGCGTATATTTACCGATCACATTAAGACACGCCGCTGCACCACGTGTATCTTTCTCATCAATAGCCAGGCTATATGCCTTCTTAGCACCTTCTATAATGATATGCCTATACCAATTTTTGGCAGAAAGCTGGATATTACCAACCAACTTATTCACCATCGTAATGTCGCGATAGGCTTGCGATTGACTTACGGCTTCCACAGCACCATCGAAGCCATTCTGCAATCCAGTTATTAAGTCCGTATCCGGAGTCATA